CGCGCGGATCAGCGTCGAGGCGGTCGTGGTCTCCGTAATCGTCCAGTCGCGCACAACAAACCAGAAGTGCGGGGCGCGCGCCTGGCAGTCCACAGTCAGGAGGCGAACGGTCGTTGCGCTGCTGTCGCTCGTGCTCGTGGGCGCCGTGGCAACGATACGTTCCACGCGCTCGGCTCGAAAGTCCTCGTCCCGCTCGAATGGCTCGGCCAGGGTGCCGTTGATGAATCCTTGAAGCCCTAACAGGCTGTGCTTGTCTCGCAGGAATTGGCAGGCAATCGCTCCCCATGTGCATTTGCGGTCGGGGCTGTACAGAGAGCTTAGGTGATACGAAAGCACGCCGGCGGGGGCTGCGGTGTTCTCGGGTCGCCACTCGCCAGCCCGGAGGGCAACGACTTTCTGCGCGTCGCTTATGGGCCTGCCGCATTCCTGGCAGTCGTAGCGGGCTGAGGCCTGCACGGCTTGGAAGTTCCATTTGCCGTCGGCGCCTCGGGCCTCGGGGTCCCATTTCACTTGCGGCCAGAGAAGTTTGACGTGCTTCCCGCAGTGGGGACAAGGGATGTAAAAATGCCTCTGGTCGCCTTGCAAATACCGTTGCCAAATCCGGCCTTCAACCAGCGTCGGCGTCGAGGTCAGGAAAACTTTGCTGCTGCTGAACGACTTCAACCTCTGCTCGGCGAGGGACAAGCTGTCCGCCTCCTTGGACGAAGCGTCCGCGAATTTATCAACTTCGTCTGCCACGAGAATCCGAACGGGGCGGCTTGCCAGGTTTGCGGGCGAATTCGAGCCGATGAAATTCAGGGTGCATCCGCGAAAGTGCTGCTCAAGGTGGGTCAGCTTGTGCCGATCGCTCGGGAATTCCGCGATTGCCGGCGGGCAATCCTCAAGCATGGCCATCCAGCGCGTTTTGCTGAAGCTCCGGGCCAAGGTCTCGTTGGGCAGGAGCCAGAGGAGCGGCGAGGGGTCCTCCACGAGCATCCATGCGGCTCCAGCCATAAGGGTTGTCGTCTTCGCTGTTTGACTCCCCCAGCAAAGGACACACTCCGTCACGCCGGGCAGTCGCCAAGCTTCCATCGGCTCGCGCATGTAGGGGCGGGTCGAGGTCGTGAATGGGCCTGGGTGCTCGGTTTGTCGGCGTGAAAGCCTGATGTTCGCCTCCGCCCATTCGACAACGGTTTGCTTGGGCTTGGGGCGGTAGAAGCTCCGGCGGTGCTCTAGGACGTCAATATGGGTGGGGGTCAGGTTCATATGCTTTGAATCCAAGCGTGGCGATGAAAAGCTCTTCGGTCGGTCTGCCGGCCAGGTCGAGGATCGCAGGAACGAGGTCCCAGCATGCGAAGTCTCCGCCCATGATCGCGTGAACCACTTCACCCGGCCTCGGCAACGGCTTGACCAGTGCAACGGCGTTGGGGACGTTGCGTAGGTCGTAGGTGCGGTGTCGGCGGGCGCGCGTCACCAGTCTTCGAGCGTGGCCCACACCCGTTTCCTCTCCGGCGGTCTGCCGGGCTGCTGCGGGGGCCTGTCCGGCCTCTGCGGCGAGGTCGCCCTCGGCGAGGGCCTGGAATTCGGCGTCGGTCAGCGGCGCCACGTCGGCCAGGAGGTCACTTATGTCTTCGGGGTGTTCCATGGATTTGACCGGTAAAGCGTACGCAAGAATTCCTCTTCAACCCAGCGGGTCAACTCCGCCTCGGCGTGCTCTGAATCGTGCGGGGCAATCCGCCCGGCCATCATGCGCGGCATCGCCTTGACAAGGGTCACAATCGCGCCGTCGTGGGCTGCGATGGTCTCCTTGACCCACTCGGCAGTCAGTAGGCGGGCTTCCTGCTGCTCGAGGGCCAGGACGTCTTGCCTGGTGCGGATCAGGTTCCCGGCGGCCTGGGCATGGACAGCTACCAGCCTGCCGGCATCTGGACTTTTCTCCAGGAGGGCGCGGATCGCCAGCCCATAGGCGGCTCGCTCGATTTGCTGCGCTCGCTCGTAAGAGCCTGCGGCGGGTGTGGTCTCAACCGGGGTCGGGGTCTGGGCGGCCTCGTGCGTGGCCTCAACCGCCTTGGGGTCCGCCTGGGGCGCCTGGGTGGGTGCTGGGCGCCTCGGCTTCCTGACACTCATCCCGCGCCAGGCATCGGCGGCCTCCGGCGAGGTCAAGGGCATGCCGCGCTTGACCAGCTTAGAAACGAAGCCTCTGCTAAGTCGAGAGTGCCTGACGTATTCGGTTTGTGTCATGCGGGTTCGTGGGTGCCGATGTTTCCTTGGTTGGGGTGGGGAAACTCGTGGTGGCAACGCGGTCCTCCGCGTACCGCGTCCGGGCGGGGGGGGGTAACAGTTTTCTTGGCAAGGGGGGGGGTGCCACGCGCCGGACGTGCAGACGGTATGTTGCGCCCTTGGTGTCCATTGCCGCAACTTCATACCCGGCGGCGCGAAGCTCGCCAATGGTCCGGGCAAGGTCGGGGCCAGCCACTACCATTTCCCGCGGCGGCGCCTCGGGGCCAAGGTCAAGCTCGGGCTGTCGCGGGTGTCTCATAGGCGGCGGCCTTCCAGGGTGTCAACGGTTTGGGCGCATACTCGCAAGCCGGCGTGAAGCGCCCGCATGAGAACCAGCAGCCCAGCCACGGCAAACGCGCGGCGGCGTGAAAGTCTCGGGGTCGGTCGGATCGCCATGCCTCGCGGCCTCGGGTCGGTGGCGCCTGGGCGGTCCGGCGGTCGGTCGGGTTGTGGGCGTGCGTTCATTGGCTGTCGTTTGGAAACCTGAACCTCGCCGGTCGCCATGCTCGGCGGCGGCGTTCGAGCCGGGCCACTTCCCGCCGGAGTTCGGGCCGGTCGCGCCAGCGTGGGTGTTCTCGGGCGGCGGGCCAGGTTGCCAGCAAATGCCAGAACACGGCGTCGGTGATCGGACTCGCGGCGGGTTGCGCTTGGTTGTGTTCTCGGACGTTTCGGACGGGTAAATGTCCACACCGTTCCATGTTTTTGGCTTCTCTGTCTTCCTTCTCTGTTCTCTCCCCCCCCGCGCGAGTGTCTCCGAGTAAAAATGTAGCGTCCGAAACGTCCGAGACGTGCAACCCGGTGAAACTCTGTAAACTCTCGGTTATGTCACGGTCAGACATAAGCAACCTCCGGTTCAAGCTCGGGCGCCTCGGGCAAGGGCGCGGACGGTTCGCGCCTTAATTCCACGCCTCGCCAGCCTCGGACGCTCTTTCGGTCCCGTCGAATATCGTGCCTTTGACTTGCGCCATGCAGTTCGAGAATAGCGTCCGAGAAAGTCCGGTCCACGGTCCGGGCCGGTTGCGGGGTCCATTCGCGGGACGCGCAAAACGCGAAATAAGCTTCCGTCAACTCGGTGGTTGAAACGTCGCCGTCGCCGGCCTCGGTGCATTCGGCCAGGAAGCGCCGCACGCTGTCAGACTCGTTCAGCAGCCCGTCAACCCGCGCGGTTTGCTCGGCTGTCAAAGCAAGGTCGCCGGTCTCGGCAATTTCCCGCCGGGCACGAAGGAAACCAGCAAGCGCCCAGCGGACAATTCCGGGGCCTTCGTCGGCAACGAGCCTATCGGCGAAGTTCGGGAGGCGGACCGTCGGCGGCGGTTGATCGAAACGCACTATGACAACCCGGCGGCGCCACGCGCCCGCGTCGCCGTCAAGCCGGACGCGCAAGCGCGAATTTGACGTGATCAAAACGTTGAACGTCCCGGCCAGGGAAAAGACTTCGTTGCTCCCTTTGGCTTCGGCAGTAAGCGGATCGCCGCCAACCAGGGCCTTCAAAACGGACGCACCTTTCCGGTCTAGGAAGTCGCCGGGCACGTCGGGCGCGAGTAGAAGCGTCTTACCAACGAAGCGGAAAAACTCGAAACGTTCGCGCAGAAGTTCGGTCCGCAACTGTGCGCAGTTTTCCGCGCCAACGAGCAGTTGCATGAGCCGGGCAAACGTGCTTTTTCCCGTCGCGGCGGCGCCGTCCAGAATGACAAACCTTTGCGCCGGGTTCACGCCGGCCAGGGCCAGCCCAGCCCATCGTTGCAGAAAGTCGGCGTCGGCCTCGGGCAAGGCGGTCCGTAGAAACGAGTCAATGAACCGCGGACACTCGGCGGTTTCGCTGAACGGTATCGGGCAGCGGTTTCTTGAAAAGTCCTCGGGCCTG